AATGCTTTGAGGGACATTGGTGCATTCGATTGATTACTGATAAACATCGAGATGGCTATTGGACGAAATCAAAGGCAGTACTTAGGGATCGAGGAGTTCATTACAAAGACACAATTCAGCCTCATGAGACTGGATTTAATATGTTGTATAAAAAGATATGAACAAAGTTAAACCAACAACAATTGTCAACTTTATTTTAGACAAGTCGGGATCAATGTCGTCAATTCAAGACGCAACCATTTCTGGCTTCAATGAATATTTGCAGACATTGAGAAAGGACAAGAAGAGCAACTACGAGTTCACCCTGACATTATTTGATACAGATGTTACCCTCCAAGTTGAGGGAGAGGATGTTAAGGATGTTCTTGATCTTAGTCGAGAGTCATACAGACCAGATGGAATGACAGCACTCTATGATGCAGTTTGTCGAACCATTTCAAAGACCAAACCAAAGAAGGGTCAGAAGGCCTTGGTGATCATTATGACAGACGGAGCTGAGAACTCATCAAAAGAGTACACACATTTGAACATGCGAGACATGATCAAAGAGCGAGAGAAGAGTGGGAATTGGACATTTGTTTACCTTGGAGCCAATCAGGATTCATATGCGGTCGCTTCAAGCTTTGGGATCTCAACTGGGAATACGGCAAACTTTCACGCAACTTCAGCTGGAGCGGGAGCAACAATGAGAGCAATGGCAAACGCAACTGTTATGTACTCATGTTCAATGAGTCCTCAATCAGCAGAAGTTCTTACAACAGCAAAAGCAGATATTGAGAATACAAAATAATTATGCAAATCCTAGGAAATAGAGTTCTGGTCTCTCGACTTGAAGAAGAGGCAAAGGAGGGCTTTCAAACAGTCGATGTCGTCGATTCGTTCATTTACAAAGGAAAGATCGAACAAGTTGGTGAGGATCCTTTCGCATTCAAAGGAATGTCGACCACATCTCCTTTCATGGAGAGTGGCTTCCAGCCTGGTCAGATCATTCTATTTGCGAAGTACTCTCCTGATACCCAAGAGATTGATCACGACGGAAAGAAGATGAAGATTGTAAGTATTGATGACATTCTAGCGATTCTATGAGTAAACAAATTCTAAAAGGACACAAAGCGAGACTTAAAGTTAAAGCAGGAATTGACAAGGCGTGCGATGCTGTTCGTCCAACTCTTGGAGCCGTAGGAATGACAGCCTTCATTGAGGTTCCTGGCTTGGATCCAATCGAGTGCGATGATGGAGTTACTATTCTCAAACAACTTGAATTCAAAGATAGGTATGAAAATATTGGGCTACAAATGCTTCGAAAAGCAGGAGTTCGAACCTCAGTCGAAGGAGGAGACGGGACAGCAACGACAACAGTTCTCACTCAAGCACTTCTTACTCAAGCCTTTCAAGAGCTTGGTGAAGATGGCTCGAACAGTCGTGAGATTAAAGAACGCCTTGCAAGAGGACTACAGGAAGTTCTTGGAGGATTAGAGTATATCAAACGAGAAGTCTCTCAGGATGATATTGAAAAGATTGCTACGATTGCTTCGCTGGATCCTGAGGTGGCAAAGCTGATTGCTGAGGTGATTAAAGAAGTGGGAGTCAAAGGAGTGGTCACTGTCGAGAAGGGGGCTCAGCTTGGCTACTCAAAAGAAGTGGTCAAAGGAGCTCGATTCGATCGAGGTCTCATTTCTCCATATTTCGTCAATGATCACGAACATATGCAGACAGTCCTTGAGGATCCATATATCATTCTTGTCGATCGAAAGGTCAGCACAAATGAACAGATCATCTCTCTCCTTAATTCCATTGGAACAGGAAGTGATATCTTGATCATTGCAGACGACGTTGATGGGGTCGCTCTTGGAACTCTTGCTCAGAATGCTGTCAATAAAGTTGCAAACATTGCTTGTGTTCGTAATCCATATACTGCTTCTCCAGCACGAGACTTCCTTCTTGATATGGCAGCTCTTACTGGAGCCACAATCATTTCAGAAGAACGAGGAATGCGACTCGACAAGCAAACCAAAGAAGTTTGTGGACGAGCAGAACGAGTTGTTGTGACCAAAGATCGAACAACCATCATTGGAGCAGTCGAGACTCCAGAACTTTGGGAGCGAATTAAAGTGATCCAAGGAGAGATTGACACCACAACATCTGAATACCAGAAGGAGATCCTCAGTGATCGCTTAGCTGCTCTGACGGGAGGAATTGGAGTAATCCGAGTTGGAGCGTACACAGATACTGAATTCAATGCCAAGAAGTACAAGTTTGAGAATGCCATCAATGCAACTCAAGCAGCTCTTCAAGAAGGTATCCTCCCTGGAGGAGGTCTCGGACTCGTTACGGTGTCAGCAAGTATTCAGGAGCCAATGTTCAAGAGGGCTCTCCTCTCTCCAATGAATCAAATGATCAAGAATGCTGGATTATTCAAGCAGACTCGATTCCAGAGATTGTTTGGGATCAAGCCAACTGTCGAACTTGATATCGTGAATGGGATTGGAATCGACTTCAAGAATAAGAAGTACGTCAATATGTTTGAGGCAGGGATCATTGATCCATTCAAAGTGACGAGGCTTGCTCTTGAGAGTGCTACCGCAATAACTTCAGCTCTTGTCGGAATGGAGACGACGATTGTTACTGAAGATGAAAAAAGAGACTAAGCAATATTATTCAATTCTTCAATGGATTGTCCAAGAAGGAATTGTTGATGAAAAAGGTGAACCTTTCAGCTTTATTGATCGCCCCTTTCTTCTTGACATTCTCTGTGATTGGAATCCAACGATTGTGCTCACAGCTTGTGCTCAGGTTGGGAAGAGTGTCACCTTCTCAATCAAGTCACTCTTTGCCATCAAATACTTGAGATTCAATGCAATCTATACGATGTCGTCTGATGATGACGTTCGAGAGTTTGTGTCTTCAAAGATGAATAAGATCATCCAGGCAAACTATCACGAGTTTGATGGTATGGAGACTGACAACATTGAACGGAAGCAACTCAACGATCGCTTTATCTTCTTCAAGGGAACCAATTCAAAGACTGCTGCAATTTCAACAACTGCAGACCTCTTAATTCACGATGAGATTTCTCGTTCAGATCAGGGAGCAATCGAGACATACAAATCTCGAACTAAAGCCTCTCAATACAAAGGGAGGTGGATGTTTAGCAACCCAGGAACAGAACGGGATGAGCTTGACATTCAGTGGAATAAATCAGATCAGAAGGAGTGGACCATTGAGTGTCCTCATTGTAAAGATCAGCACTTCCTTCAATGGCCAGAATCAATCGATCTTGAGAAAAGGTGCTATATCTGCCGTAATTGTAAGGAGGAAATAGGTGACGATATTAGGCGATCGGGTAAATGGGTCCCTCAGAACCCAGGATCAAAGATCAGTGGTTATCACATTTCTCACTTGATGTGCCCTTGGATCAGTCCTGAAGAAATCATTGAGGACTCAGAAGGGGATCCAGCCTACTTCAACAACTTCGTTCTTGGGAAAAGCTACAGTCCTGGCGATCTTTCTGTCACAAAGACAACCATTCTTGACTTGTGGACTCCTCGAGACTTGAATACAACAGGGAACATCTATCTTGGAATCGACGTTGGAAACATTAAACACTACGTCTTGAGATCAGAATTGGGACCATTCAAAGTTGGAAGGATCACCAAAGACTCTGAAATTGATGACATTATCGAGTTTTGGAAGCCTACCGCTGGTGTAATTGACGCAATGCCAGACAACACTTTGTCAAAGTATCTGATTGAAAAGTATCCATTCATGCGAATGTCATTCTTCCAGGAGAATAACAACAATCCTCAAACAATCGTCTGGTGGGGAGAAGGTGATAAGAGAGGAATTGTCTACTCCCATCGTGACAGGATCCTCGATCGACACTTGACAAACATGATTGAAGCCAAGCATTCAATTGGTTTGAAGACCGACAAAGAGTTTCTCCTCTACATCAAGCATTATGAGACGTTGAGGCGTACCAAAGTCGTAAACAACAAGGGAATCGAGCGATATGTTTGGGACTCAACAACTGGAGAAGATCACTATGTTTTTGCTGATTTATATGCATATCTGGCCCTTCTTGGAAGTGGAGCAGGAACATTCTTTGGACAAGTGACAAAGTCAGACCTTCCATCAGTCCTTGGATCAGACAATATCTACGATATCAGCCGAGCTTTTACTGAAAACAATCAATAATATGGAACAAATAGCAGTTTATATCCCAGACGAAGAGGCAGCTAAATTCCTGCTATTTCAAGAGCATTTTGAGCCTTTCTCAATCATGTTAGATGCCAATCTGTTTACTATTCGCAACGGATCCGCAACACTTCACTTTGACTCAAGTGGAACTCTTCAGGCAATTAATCGATCAGACGTCCTTTATTCCCGAAGACATCAGT